CACTTTTAATCTACCTGACCTCGCCGGTAAGCAGGTTGTTTTTGACGACGGCAACACCACTCTGGCGGCTAACGCTGGTGCTGCTTCAGCTACGATTAACACGAACATCAACACAGCCTCGGCAACTATTACTTCTAATGTTAGTGGCAGCACCGATAACTTTGCTTTAACAGCAAATCATCTGCCTGCTCACAAGCACAAGATGTTCGGCACCAACAACAGCAGACCTAGTAGCTTAAGAATTACAAGTCACTCGAATAGTAACGTAGCGCATGAAGGCTCTGGTGGTAACGCAGGGTATATTATTCAACGAGACCAGAACAATGCCACGCCCAATGCAGGTAATACTGGCAACGCTTATTCGGGCAACGCTAACGGAGCTAACCATGCCCACGGGGCAGGGAACCTAGCTGTTACCTCTACTCTTGGGGGAACCATCAACGCCACCAGCGACAACGTTAGTTCGTTGCTATACACAAGTCTTATCCTTAACGCGATTATAAAACACTAGGAGTATCACATGCCTTTGATGAAGCTCCAGTTTCGGCCCGGTATCAACCAAGAAACCACCCGCTACATGAACGAAGGCGGCTGGTTTGATTGCGACAAAGTTCGGTTTCGTTACGGTGTAGCGGAAAAGATCGGCGGGTGGACACGTTACTCCGCCAATACCTTTGAAGGCATTTGCCGTAAAATGCACAACTGGATTGCACTAGATAGTTCTAACTATTTGGCTCTCGGCACACACCTGAAGCTCTATGTCGAAGAAGGTACAAACTACTTTGATATTACCCCTAATCGTAAGACATCGACGTTGTCGGCAGGGTCTTTCTCAGCCACCAGCGGCAGCGCGGTAATTACAATCACAGACAATGCCCATGGCGCGATTACTAACGATTACGTTGTTATAACTAATGCTACGACATTTGCGGGTGTTCCAGCCGCTGACTTGAACAAAGAGCATATCATTACCCGTGTAGACGGTAACACTTTTACAATAACTGTCTCAACGACAGCTACAAGCACAGCCACTGGGGGCGGTACGCCCACGCTCACATACCAGATTAACACTGGCCTTGCCACAATCACGGGCGGTACGGGCTGGGGTGCCAGCACGTGGGATGGTGAGACCCCTGACGACGTAACGTCATCCTTGAACGGTGGAATCAATGATAGTGCTACGACAATCACACTAGCAAGCGCAGCCAGCTTCCCGGCCAGCGGCCAGATCCGCATTGGAACAGAGCTTATTAACTACGCCGGTAAAAGCGGTAACGACTTAACTACGTGTACTCGTGGTGTTGAGAGCACTACTGCCGCCGCGCACTCAACAGGAGCAAGCGTGGCCGCTACTACTGTAATGACCGCTTGGGGAGAAGCTGCAACAATCTCTGTTACGTCCGGTACGGAAGCAAGAATCTGGTCTTTCGACAACTTTGGCGAAGACCTGATCGCTAACGTGCGAGACGGCAACCTCTATTATTGGGACAAGGGCAATGGTTTGAGCCAAAGAGCCGTACCGCTTAGTACCCTATCTGGCGCAAGTGGCACACCGACAATAGCGCGTCAGGTTATTGTTTCTGACCGGGACCGTCATGTGATTGCTTTTGCGTGTGATCCGACGACTGCTGTCGGATCACAAGACCCGCTTTTGATTCGTTTTTCAGATCAAGAAAACGCTATTAACTGGACACCATCGGCTACAAACACTGCTGGTGATTTGATTATTGGCTCCGGCTCAAAGTTTGTGACAGCAATTGAGACTAAGCGTGAGATTCTGGTTTACACCGACGCGTCGCTTCACACGCTGAAGTTTATTGGTGCTCCGTTTACTTTTGGTATCTCTCAGATCTCCACTGGTATTAGCATCATCGGACCGAACGCTGCCGTGGCCGTAAACGATGGCGTGTTCTGGATGGGTGAGAATCAGTTCTACGTTTATGACGGCCGTACCACGCAGATTCCGTGTTCGGTTCGTGCTAAAATATTTGACGACCTAAACTTAGACCAGAGAGAACTTGTAACTGCTGCGCTTAATTCTCAGTACAACGAAGTGTGGTGGTTTTATCCGTCGATCAACTCCACCGAAAACGATAAATATGTGGTGTACAACTACGAAGAAAAAGTCTGGTACTTTGGTACATTAGGTCGAACCGCTTGGGTTGATGCTGAGACGCGTTCATATCCCGTTGCTGCTGCTCCCGACAACAACCTCTACAACCACGAAAACGGTAACGATGATGGGTCGAACAACCCAGCCACCGCTATCTCTTCTTTTATTGAAAGCAGTCCCATGTCACTCGAAGCGGGTGACAAGTACATGCTGACCAATAAAGTTTTACCAGATGTAACGTTTGCGGGATCGACATCAACTAGTCCGGAACTAACGTTTGAGATGAGGGCGTACAATAATCCGGGTGAGACCTTCGGGGAAGCACTGACGAGCGATGTGGTTCGTAGTGCTACGAGCCCTGTAGAGCAGTACACGGACGAGTTGTATATGCGCCTGCGTGGTCGATCCTTTTCATTGCGTTTGAGTAGCTCGGAACTCGGGACTCAATGGCGGGTCGGTGTTCCGCGTGTCGAACTAAGACCGGACGGGAAACGATAATGCCACAGCGGTCACTTGTACCACCCACGATTGCTGATGCTCCGGAGGAGTATCGCCGCGAGTATGTTTCCGACTTGGCTCGTGCCTTGGAGCTTTTGATCGAGCAGGTCAACTCCGAAGGTGAGCTTCGTGCTTCGGCATTGGACAGCACTAAATCACCGCTGGTTCTCAAGGATCTGCCTACGTCAGCCACGGGGCTTGAAACTGGGTCTGTTTATAACGACAGCGGCACACTGAAGGTAGTAACTTAACGATTTATTGGCTATAATGAGCCAACAAGGGATAAGATGATGCAAGGTATTCAGGCACTAGGACCAGGTGTAGCAGAAAAAATGGCTGCTATGGGTCAGTTCGAAGACGATCAAATCGCTCACGTTGCCGAGGGCGAAGTGATTGTTCCTGCTCCAATCCTGAAATATTACCCTGAAGTCAAAGAGCAGGTTTTTGCCGCGATTAGAGACCAGGGCCTAGAGCCAGAGCAGTTTATGGTCGGTAGCGAGATGGTCGCCATCAACCCCAACACTGGCGTTCAAGAGTTTGGGTTCTTCAAAAAACTCTTTAAGAAGATTAAAAAGGTTGTAAAGAAAGCCGCTCCGCTTTTACTCGCCGCTGCTTTGCCGGGTGTTGGCACTTTTCTTGCCGCAAAAGGCGGTATGCTCGGTATGCTGGGTAAAGGTATTGGTACGTTGACGGCCGGTAAAGCTGGTCTGCTTGGTACGTCCGCTGCGTTAGACGCAGCATTTAAGGGCGGCAACCTAAGAGATGTTATGAAGGCCGGTGCAACCGGTGCCGCTGTTGGGGGAATTACACAAGGTATTTCTAACCAGATAACTGGGAAATCTGGTGGTTACTTTACTCCAGCCACCCCTGCCCCCAACCCGACGGTAGACGCAATCAATCAAGGCAGACAGCAAGCCGCTGTTTCTACGGCGAAAGGTAAACAAGTTGCTGACGCTTCTGGTGCAACTGGTACAATGACCGATGCGACATCTTTTGACCAGGCTGTTAAAGAGCAAGTGGGTGGAAACATGGGTACCTCACCAACAGTGGGGACGGCACCCACCTCTGGTAGTGGCGGTATTACAGACCTACCCCCATCCACACAATTACAGGGTGATATTCGTAACGTGAGACTCGGTGACGGTGCTACTTTGTCAGACCTACCCAGCACAGAGAACCTGTATCCGAGTCCAACTGAGGTTGTCTTTCCGGGCGGTGGACCGCGTATAGGACCCACCGTTCAAGCAGCAGAAGCTGGCACCCTGGGCCCTGCCCCTAGCCCTGGCTTTTTCGAAAAAATTGCTACCGAGTTTAAGGAGAATCCGCTTCCCGCGATAGGTACGGCTCTCAGCACTGCTTCTCTTGCTGCGCCATTGTTTATGGAACAAGAAATGCCGGAGCAATCTAGCATGTCTCTCAACCAAGAAGAGTTAGCGGCACTCTTAAACCAGGGAGACATCCTGAATTATCAAGGCAGGCCCATTCAAGGTATGTATTACAATCCTGAAACAGAATCGTTTCAGGATGTACCATACGTGCAAAGTAGTGGTATAATGACAGCGGCTCATGGTGGACACATCATGGGTCCCGGAACAGGGACCTCGGATAGCATCCCTGCATATCTGTCTGACGGTGAGTTCGTTATGACAGCAGACGCAGTTAAAGGCGCAGGTGACGGTAGCCGTAAAAAGGGTGCCGCTAAAATGTACGCCATGATGAACAAGTTTGAAGGACAAGCATAATGGCAGGCACGAGCTCAAACGCCAAGGCTCTAAGAGACCTTAAAGAAGCGAACGAAAAGCTTGAACGGCTACAAGCCGAGAACAAGCTGCAATCGGAGCAGATTTACGCGTATAAAAATAATTTTGACCCGAGCCAAGCTGGCTCTTCTCCTTTGTATTCGCAAGGTCAAAACATAATGGAAAATCTGCCTGACAAAGCAGATGTTTCAATTGCCATGAATCGCTTGGCTCCGTATCAGGAAGAGTTTCAAAAGGACATCTTCCGTACGACTCGCGAGTTAGCCGACGCACCTATCATGACACCCGAGCAGCAAGTTGCTGGTTTTAATCCACTTCAACAAGCTGCTTTAACCGCGGGGCAAGAACAGATTCTTGGTGTTCGCGATCCCGAAACGGGACAACTCTTGCAGGCAGGCACGGGCATCGGCGGATATCAACCACTGTTGCAAGAAGCGATTTCTGGTACTCGCGCTTCTACTGGTCAGGCTCTTCGTGCCGAAGGCATGTATGACCAAGACATCACACGCCAGTTCATGGATCCGTTCCAGCAAGAAGTAATCGACGCATCACTGCGTGATATCTCTCGTGCTGGCGAAATGGAACGTCAAAAACTATCCGACGCTGCCGTCGGCGCAGGTGCTTTCGGCGGTAGCCGTGACGCACTTTTGCAAGCCGAGCAGTACCGTGGTCAAATGCAGCAAATGGCTGACACCGCAGCCCAGCTTCGTTCGGCTGGTTTCCAACAAGCACAACAAGCTGGTATGGGCGCATTCGAAGCTGCTCGTGGTCGCGACCTGGGAATTGCTGGGCTAATTGGTCAGGCTGGCGGTCAGGTAGCTGGCCTTGCGTCACAGGGTCAAGCACAGGCCGGTCAAGATATTGCCACACTCCAAGGTCTGGGTGCCATGAGTCAAGCACAGCAGCAAGCACAGTTAGACGCAGACCGTGCTACACAACTAGAACGCTTGTACGAACCCTACAAACGTGTTGGATTTATGACGGACGTTATGGGAGGCACTCCTAGTGTCCAGTCCTCGATGACCGCCACTCCTCCGCAACAACAACCGGCGGGTCCAAATCCTTATACGCAGTTTGTTGGTTTGGGTATCGCGGGACTTGGTGCTTTAGGCGGCATGGGTTATCGCCCGTTCAGTAGTAGTCCAACAGCGCAGGGGTAGGACATGATCAAAGGTCAACACCGTAAGATGTTTCGTAAGCCGGGCCTCGCTCGACAGGCTCTTGGTATTCTGGCTTCATCGGGAGAACTGATGAACGAGGTGCAGCCGCGTATGCGTATGGCGCAAGCGGGTGCTGTGAACAAGTCGCTGTTTGACCAAGCCACTCGTATGGTGGACGGCATGATTGCATCTGGTGAAGCACCGGCCGCTAACCGTGACGCTGCGATCAACAACCTGTATCGCTACTATGAAAACCGAGCTCTGACGAATCCCCGCCCCGCTGCTTCGCGTATGCAGGGTTACATGAATCCAGCCGATGCCCCGATCGACACAAGCGGTGTTCGTGGGCTGCCCTCTGCTGCGGCTCAAAAAGTTCCGGGCGGTATAGGGTCTATGATTGGCGGTATAGGGTCTATGGTTGACAGCTTCGCCAACCCCGACTCTCCCCCTCCTGGAGAGGCGTTGCGACCTCAAATGGAAGAGGACGATACTCGTATAGAGCGTCTCGCTAAAAACATCGGCTCTGGACTTCTTTCCACCGCGCAGCTTCCCTCTAATGTTGTTAAAGGAATCAACCGTATCGGCTCCGGTGCGGTTGATGTTGCCGTTGGACCAGCCGAGGAACCGCTTCTTGCTGGTGGGCTTGTGTCCAACGCGAATGCTTCTGATAAAAAAGTGGATCCCCCTAAACCGGGCAAACCCGAGAACAATCAAAATGCAGACCTTCTCGAACAACTTGAAGATCTTAAGAAAGAAAGAGACAGGCTCTCCGGTCTTATCGACAAAGACGAAAAAGAAGCTATTGATCCGTTCCTCCAACGCTACAAAGAAATGACCGGGAATGACGAAGACGATTTCTATCAAGCCATGATGACGGCTGGACTGGCTATTGCTGGCGGACAAAGTGACGACGCTGTTTCAAATATTGCCAGAGGTGCGTTGGCCGGGCTACAGCAATACAGCAAGAGCAAGAAAGATCGTCGCGATTCACTGTTCTTGGCAGAGATACAGGCACGGAAACTCGAGGCTGCTGAGACACCGGCAACTATTCAAACACTTGAAATCTTGCAAGACAATCCGGAACTACAAGACCTTTACTCTCGTACTATTGGCAAGACTGAGAAGGTTACCGACAAACGTGCTGCTGATGCTCAACTGATTGCCGCACAAAAAGCTTATAGCGCAAACAACGAGGTGGCAGGGGATCTGGCTCTGCAACGTGCTTTGTTGATGTCCGGCACGGATCCTGACACTAACTTCCAATCTATGAAAGAGCGTATGCAGAGCAGTAAGGCTTCTGTTGAGTAGGAGGCCTTATGGCTAAACTAACCATACCTGGCAGAGGCTCTTTCGAAGTTGATGATTCAGTCCTGAACCTATCGGAACCCGAGTTACAAGCTTTTGCAAAAGACTTCGCAGCAAAACTAGACGCTGAAGGAGACGTGTCTGTCTTTGGCGATATCGCCACGGGCGTAGGTGCTGGTGGCGTGGGTTTCGTACAGGGGATCTCGGAACTCGGAGCTTCAACAGCTGATCTTGCATTCGACACAGACTACAGCCGCAGCGTCACACAAACCTTTGAAGAGTTTAAGGAAGCTACGGGGCTTGTTCCGCAAACAACTGCCGGAGAAGTAGCGGAGGCTATCACTAACTTTGGTGTTGGTATTATTCCTGTTTTAGGTTGGATGAGTAGGGCAAACTCAGCCGCCAAAGGCACAAACTTACTCGCGGCAAGAGGGATGCTAGGTAAGTCAGCTGAAGCTTTTGGTAAACGATACAAAAATGTTCTTACGAAAGTTGATGAAACCGGGACACGAGTAAACCGTTTTGCTGGTCAAGCAGGGGTGGGTTCTCTCGCGGCCGGTGCTGCTGACTTTGCCGTAAGTCCTGACGGTATGCACACTCTGTCGGACGCGTTCGATGCAATGCCGCAAGGACTGAGAACAATCGAAGACACAGGACTTGAGGGTCGTGAAGAAGCTATACGTAAGCTGCTTAACAAACTCAAAGTTGGTGCAGAAGGTGCTGCATTTACCACCGCTTTTGAGCTCCTTGGTCCAACCATTAAAGGTGCTTCTTTTGTTATTGGTAACACCCCCGGAGTTCCTCAGATAGCACGTAATGTCTCTCTGGGGATGGAGACTCTAGGAGGAGCATTTGAGTCCGCCTTTCCTAAAACAGCTAAAAAAGCAAAAGAAACGCTCAGCACTGCACGTGGTGCACCTCGTGCCTTTTACGAATTGACAGAAGATTTAGGAGCACAGATCGATGCTCCCGAAGCGGTTGGCATGAAGCTTTTCACTGATCTTGATAAGAGTGTCCGTCAAACTGTAGCCTCACAAGGTATCTACGGAAAAGGAAAAGCAAGTCGGCAAGACGCTTTTACAGCTGCGATTAGATTCCTTGAAGGAGAGGATGACGCGCTGAAAGGCTATGACCCCAAGGTACTTTCATCGGCTACAGAAATGCGTAAGCTGATCACCAATCTTTCAGAAGAAATTTACGGCGAACTGGATATAGCGGTCAAAAAAGGTGACCTATCCGCAGAGGAACTAAAACCTGTACTTGGCGCAATCAAAACACAGTTCAACAGTTATCTCCGTCGCATGTACGAAGGACCCATGAACAAGTCCTACAGTGAGTTGACACAAGGACGCGAGAAAGAGTCGTACGAAGCTGCTGTGGAAGAGATATACAGAGCAATTCGCGCAGAAAAAACCAACGCTGGTATAAAGGTGATTGATGAGGAACTTGCTCGGCAGGAAGCTCGGGCTTTTGTTGACGAACAACTTGGTTTTCCAGCGGGCTCTTTGGGCGAAGGGGGCAAGCCGTTGTCTGCTATTCGTGTCGAGGAAATAGCCGATGATGCAACACTTCTAAAACGCAAGCTTAAAGAGGAGGCTGGGTCTAAAGAACGGGTGCCTATATACACTTTGTCGGACTCTATTCTATCCTCTAGATCGAAACGTCTGGAGAAAGCACCTAGTCTTCGCACTCTCAAACGCGAACGAACAGAAGGGCGGGAAGCTCTAGAACACCGCTATCTGAGGACAATCGCAGATATGTCTCGTTTTCGTGAGACAAGTAAGTTTTATCGCCAGGTTGCTGAAGACGACACCATGTCATCTTCTATGAAGAGTGCTGTAGAAGCTATTAACAGCGGAATGCCGGGGCCGATGATTATTCGTCCATCGACTATAGAAGAAGGGTACGGTCCGCAAACAATCGATGACTTGATGCGTTTGACAGACGCTGGTTACACCCTTCTTAGAGACGACAACAACAAGGCGATTATTTCAAAGTATGGTCCCCTGACAGGTGGCCTGATTAGAAACGATGCCTACGAAGCGATTACTGCGACACAGCGCAATCCCGACGGAGTTTTAGATTCTTTGTGGTCTATGTCCCTACAAGCCAAGGGTATTTCTCAAATGGGTATGACAGTTCTCAACCCAATCGGCCAGATTCGTAACTTCCTCTCAAACCACTTTGCCCTCATGGCTAACGGTAACATGATGAACGGTGCGGACATGGTGGACAGTATACGTATTGCTGCTGGTAAAGCGGCTAACTTGGCTGATGACGATTTTCGTAAGTTCTACGATCTTATGGGCGAGCAGGGATTGCGAGATCAAAGTTTGACCATGAACGAGTATAGGTTGCTCCTAAGAGAAGGTCGCGGCATTGATCGGTTGGGCGCAAGCACTACCTCAGAAATGGTAGAAAGGGCTGTCCGCGCTGTTCCGGGCGTAAAAACAGCGGAGGCTGTATACTCAGGAGTCGATAACGTAGCTAAGACAGTGGCCTTCGCAGGCGAACGCGGGAAGTATGCCGCTGCTTTTCGTAAGGCTGGTCTGAATGTAGACGAGGCGTTCAAGCTTGTGGAGGGCGACAGTGTACTTGCTCGTGATTTTGTTGATCAAGGTATCGCTGTTCGTCCTCAGTCGTTGTCTGAAACAGACAACTTCCTGAATGTTATGGCAGGCGACATTGTAAAGAAAACAATGCCTATCTACTCCCGTGTTCCCGAGGTCATCAAGCAAATCCGCCGAGTTCCTGTTATTGGTAACTTTGTCGCCTTCCCGGCTGAGAACATTCGCAACTCTACGAACATCTTGAACCAGTCTCTCAAAGAGATGGGCTACAAAGTAGGTGATGAGCTTCGAAAACAGATTGGCAATAAGGCTGCGGCTAAACTGGAAAGTCAAATTAGAACCATCGGCGCACGACGCGCTATGGGTGCTTACGCTTCTATTTCTCTAGTCCCGTCATCTATTGTCGCAGCAAGTAAGATTGCAAGCGGTATGAGCGACGAAGACTACCAAGACTTCATGAACAACGAAGTTCCTAGCTACTTGCGAGATCACACCCTCGTTATACTGAAAGATGGACCAGACAAAACTGAATACATCGATCTCAGCTACATGATGTTCTACGACTACCTTAAAACACCTTTCAAGAACGCTATTAGAGAATACAACAACAAAGGCGAGATAGGTGCGTCGGAGGCAGAGCAGATTGCAACAAGTGCTTTGGCAGGGTTGTACGGTTATCTTGAACCGTTCGCCTCAGAGGCAATTGTTGCCGAACGCTTGATTGACGCAACCATTCGTAATGGCCGCACAGCTACAGGGTCTCCGATTTACGGAACAAACGACGACCTTGGTGAAAAGGCACAGAAAGGTTTCTTGCACGTTCTAGGCGGTATGGAACCAGCTGTTCTGAAGATGATTGCAGAAGTTAAATCTACCGGACTTGAACAAGGTCGATTGGTACGTGCTTTCACAGGAACGCCTTCCGCAACTGGCATGGAATACACAATGCCGGAAGAACTTCTGACGTTATCTAGCGGTCTACGCAAGTTGGAAACAAACAAAAAACAAAACTTGTTTTATAAAGGGTCTGAGTTCAGCCGCAACCGTAGCGGAAGTATCACAGAGTTTACTCGCTTTGCCAAACGCAACGACGTGACACAAGAACAAGTTGAGCAGCAGTACATCGAATCGATGGGTGACCTGTTTAGAGCACAGCAGCAGATTTATAAAAACATTTCTTCCTACCGAAGAAGAGGCATGTCGGATAATGATATCCGTCGTTCGTTGCGAGAATCAAACATAGGTAAGCGAGACATCAGTGCTCTCATGCGTGGAGAGTTCCGGCCGTACCGTCTTAGCAAACAGTTAAACAAATTCTTGGTGGACGAAGAGGATCGTCAAGGTTTAAGACGTGTCCTGCGCCGTGTTGACCGCTCTCGGATGAACAATTTGTACAAAGAACTGAGTGGTCGGTCTCTGGACGGGCCTTTAGGTGATATTTTCGACGAACAAAGCTCTTTACAAGACATTGAAAACACTGAAGAAAAACGGCCTCTCTCGTCGCCTGTAGCATCGAGTGCCGTACCTATGGACACCGCTACGGGACCAGAGGCATCATTTGACATGTCTAGTTTGTCCGATTTCTCCGTACCACAGCAGCCTGTTCAAACTGCTGACTTGCAACCAATCCAACCAGACGCTAGTCTCTTAGGCGATGACCCTGTGACTATCGCAAGGAATATGCAAATAGCACAAAGAACCAGGAGGGGTTAATGGACTGGTCAAAATATCCGAACTTTAGCGAGTCGGAGTTCGCATGTTCACATTGTGGCGAGTGCCACATGAACGAGTCTTTTATAGCCAAGCTTCAATCTCTTCGCTCTCACTACGGAAGAGGACTGACGGTATCTAGTGGATACCGTTGTCCCGATCACCCGATCGAAAAGAAGAAAGCAAAGCCCGGCACACACTCAAGTGGTCATGCCGCGGACATAAAGATATCACACGGCGCAGCCGTTGAACTCTTAACACTAGCTCTTCGCAGCGGAGCCTTCACAGGCATCGGCATACAGCAGAAGGGCAGTCACGGTTCCCGCTTTCTTCATCTTGATGATAAAGAGATGGGCCCGACACGCCCAACTATCTGGTCGTATTAGATGACACCATCTTCATTGGAGGTCCATACCGGAGACATCGGAGAAGCATTGTGCCTCTACCGTCTTCGGCAAATGAATGTTCCGTGTGAGGTCGTGCAACTCGGAACCACTGACATCATTGCTATGGTCGGTATAAAACCCGTTCGCATTCAGGTTAAGACATCTCGTACTGTATATGAGGGGGCTAGAGCAAAGAAGGATGGCGGTAAGAAATATCCTATACGAGCCACCTATCACTTCTCGGTAGCCAAGGGCAGCAAAACAAAAGTCGCCCTCACCGAAGCTGATTGCGATATACTAGCCCTTGTTGGTCTCGACCACGAGGGCGTTTTATTTTTACCAATGTCCGGGGTGCGACACCAAAAGACAAAGCGTGTACCGGCCGCTGATTATCTAGACCCGGAACTCGCAGCTTGTAGCTGGAACAAGGCTGTCAGAAAGCTGTACTAAGAGTTTTTCTTTTCGAAGAACATTGCCATTGTGAAGCGAAAGTCGGGGCAAGCTGTGCTCGGTGCGCGTAGCGAATGAGGTACACCCTCGTCCATCCAAAGCACCCGACCCGACTTAAACTCAATGGCTGTATCTACCGTCATGTCGTCATTAAAGATCATGGTCTCTCCCGCCCATTCGGGTAGCCACCGCACATTGGCGTAGTACACCATGCTTTCTTCTCGCTGATGCGTATGCGGGTAATACACGTTGCCCGGGTAAGACAGGTTAATTGTGGTCTTAGTAGGCCATCGTCCGTCAATTTTATCCAACAATTTTTGAGACGTAATATTCTCAAAAAACTCCAGCCTTCTTATGTCGTCATCGCTGTAGTGACTTGCCATGTTTCGAAACAAGCCGCTTATTTCTTCGGGGCGGTCAACCCAGCCCACGTTGAAGTTACTATGAAGCACAAAATCATACATGCGCTCTATTTCTCCGGCCGGTATTCCACCGTCAATTATCTCGTATCTCATTTGTTTTCCTCGTGTAACTGCGCTGTCGTGGGAGGATTTCTCCAACCATTAATTAAAAATGCGTGGCGTTCTCCCGACCAAATCCCTGAGACCCGGTGCCAGACACCTGGGTCTAGGACCACGCATCTATTGAATCGTGGGGCTATACGCTCTACCTCTGTCCGTGTTTCGTCCGCAGTTTGAATTTCTAGAAACCCACCCCACAAAGAGTGTTCTGTTGAATATAAAACGCAAGACCAATCCGCCGGAACAAACTTCCCGTTTAATCCCTTTTCTTCGTCCTTGTCGAAATGCCAGCTATTTACGTGTTCATGATGGCAAATATTGTACCAATACTCAAAACCACACATTCCTTCTGGTTGAAAGTAATCTACACAAAACTCAATCACATCGTGAGCAGGTTCACTTTTAGTGACACCGTCCCACCACCTTATGTTTTCAAAATGCTTCACATGATTAGTGAGGTGACTAGGTAAAAAATCGTCTAGCAAAATCATTGTTATTCAATTTCGCCCCAGTTGTCGCCTAACGCGAAGTCAATCTTAAATGGTACCAAAGCTGGTATGCATGTTTCCATGATTTCTTTAATTTTGTTTGCTTGACTTTCGCTCTCTATATTGAAGCACAGTTCATCATGCACTGTGAGTAGGGGAGTGAACCCCTCTTTGTAGCAGTCCACCATTGCACGTTTCATTTGGTCAGCACTCGACCCTTGTATCAACCGGTTGAGAGCCTTGTATGTGTAGGCACGTTTCAGCGATTCTTTCGGGCCGTGCTCACGTCGGGCATCTTCGAACGGCAGCGCACGATGCAGGCCATAACGCTTCGGCTCCCATTTATCAAAGCGGCATCGTCGGCCAAGCACTGTTCGAACAACCCCGTTGGTTTCTGCTGCTCGAGACACAGCATCAGCAAGTCCTTTGACAAACGGAACCTTGGAGTTGTAATCGCCCAGCAAGTCTTTGGCTTCGTTCTTTTCGATATCCAAAACACCAGCCAGCTTGTTGATGCCCATGCCGTACATGATGCCGAGGTTCACGGTCTTGGCATCCTTACGGGAGATGCCTGCCATGTCCGCCACCATCTGGTGAAAGTCTGCGTCATCTTCTTCGTACTTATCAATTACTTCTTGAATCATCGGGTGCTTCCTTGCGCCCGATAGCGACCCAGCGTAGTGCGCCAGCCATCGCGGTTCTTGTGACGCGTAGTCAAAGCTGCCCCATTTATTACCCTCATCGGGAACAAACAATCCTCGAATAGCTTTTTTAATCTGTGGGTCACGAGCCGGTATCTGCTGGAGATTAGGGTTGGAGGAAGAGAACCGGCCCGTTACCGTGCCGCCATCATCCGAGCGGAGGGGGTGAAACTCTGCGTGAATGCGACCCTTGTGAGAGAACTTGAAGATGTTCTCGATGAATGTCGTATTCGCTTTGTTGAACTCTCGCATACGTAATATAGACTGCGCGACAGGGTGCTCATGGGCTGCAAGAAATTGCTTCGTGAAACTCGGAGCTTCTTTTGCTGTTCGCGGATAGTCGAGGCCGAGCTTGTCGAACGCTTTAGCCAGAGAGGCTGCTGCCCAAGGCTCAACCTGAAACCCTACCGTCTCTTCGATTTTCTGGTGCAGCCTGTTCTCTTCGCTGTTTAGATAGTCACGAGCCTTCTGCGCTCCTTCGAGATCCACCTTCACACCGTTCCAACGCATGTCGAGCAGTAGAGGCGTTAGGTCAGTTTCCATTTCGAAGATCTGTGACACCTCATCTTTCACCAGTTCTGGCTTCAGCCTGTTCCACAAACGCAGTGTAATATCCGCGTCCTGTTCAGCGTACCGACCAACAAAGCGAGAGGGCAAACGCCACATCTCTGCCTTCGGGTCAAAGCCATAGTCCATGGCAGCGGCGCGAAGTGTCTTCTCACTTTTACCCTCGCCCAAATAATCAATCGTCAAAGAGTTTAGATTGTACCAGCGGCGGTTCTCGTCCAGCATCGCAGCCGCGGTCATTGTATCGTAAACCCTGCCGTTAACTTTGACACCTGCCCAGCGCAACCAGCCCAGATCGTATTGAGCATTGTGCATCACCTTCGGCACATCGGTCTCACAGACTTTCTTAACGAAAGCCATGACAGACTTCTCTGGCATGTTCCCACCACCCTCGTGGCGAATAGGGAAGTATCCGGTGAAGTCACCGTAGGCAATAGCAATCCCACAAATAAAGCCATCATTACGAGCCCAGCCTGGCCCCATGGTCATCAGGTTTGGATCAGAGGTCTCTAAGTCGATCGATATAATCTTGGCTTCTTCATAGCCTCGTGGGAACCCAGCAGGTGGTGACCAGTCTTGGTCGAGCGCACCGTAGGCAACGTCTTTGATATCACTGTCTTGTACGTCTTGGAGCTTTTGAAAAAAGCCTAGCTGTCCGGTCATACTTGGAATCTCCATCTTCCGCGACCTTCAATCAGGTGAAGGTTGTGCTTGGCACGTGTCATGCCCACATAAAAAGTTCGTATCTCACTGTCGGGGTCATTCATTGTCTGGCAGGCGCGAGACGTTTCGAGCATTAAAGCCACGTTGTCTGCTTCGCCGCCTTTTGCTTTGTGAATAGTGGACAGCTTAATACGAGGGTTTTCAGAGTCAAACTTCTCCCCTGCCCGAAGTACGGACTGGATATAGATGCGGTCATTATCTGGAATACGGAGAACGTCGAACCACTGCTTGGGTTCGCCGAACAAATCTTCTGTCTGTTCCATAAGCCGTTGGACATCCGACATGGAGACAACATCTTCATTGATCATGCTGTCTATGTGCTTGTCGCCCTGACGACGTATGCGCTTTTCAATATCCATAAAAGCCCACATGTTCTTAAACTCATCACGTCCCAGACTAGAGCCAGTCGTTAACCTTGTCCATCCCCTTGTTGCGTCTATGATTTTTTGGGATACGCTAAACCCGGAGCCTTGTCGGAAGAACAAAAGCCCCATCTCTTTCATGCGAGAGGCGACCTGATTAGCGATATAGTTAGTGCGGCACAGCACTAGCCACTGGCCTTGAGAGAGGTCAAGCTCATCTAAATTGAAGTGCCAATTGATCGTCCCTTTACGTTCGGTTGGCTCCCACTGCTTGTATACACGATCTGCTACACGACTAATCAAGCGGCCCGAAACTAGATGCACATCAAAAGGAACACGGTAACTTTGCTTCAATACCGTTGCGTTTTCGCAACGCCCTTTGAAATCTTCTGGGTCTACGCCCATCCACTCGTAGATGCACTGGTCGTCATCCCCGGCATACACTACTTCTCGCGTGTTCTTTGCCAGCTTATCAACCATCTCCCACTGCAAAGGAACCAAGTCTTGTGCTTCATCAACAATCAATAGGTCGAGGTCAGGGCAATCGCCGCGGTCAACGAACCCTTCGATCATGTCGGTAAAATCAATCTTACCTAATTCTTCTTTGTAGTCTTGAAGCCCTTTGTTGATTATCTCAAGCTGGCGGTAATCTAGGTTGGCATAGTTAGTTCTGGCGAACTGGCGATAAGGAGACACGCGTCTGACACGAGCCATGTTTATAATAGACAGGTACACATCTCCCGGCGCACCCATGCGAAAGAACTCTCCGTCGTTCATGCTCATACTTTTTGTAGAACGAAACTCTACGCCAAGTAGCTCCTCTAGCCGCTTGTAGTCAGAAGCTGCCAGGACATCTTTAGTGCTAAGTCTAAGCTGATGAAACGCCAACGAATGAAGCGTACGGAAGTATGGCATTGATTTTATTTCCAACCCCAACTCAGAAGCTGCACGAGTACGCGCTTCCTCCGCTGCCTTTTTGCTGAACGATACAAACGCGATACGCTCCGGTGCTACGCCCTCACGCAAGCGTTCCTTGACCAAGTTGATTAGTGTATACGTCTTGCCGGTGCCGGGTGGTCCAAGTATTGCTCTAGGCTCCATTATTCTTCCTCCGGTAGATCGAGAACAAAGATCGGAGTTGTTGTACCCACGTATGATCCGAGTACGTTGTAGTGAAAGTGCTCCCACGCTTCTTCTTCGGTCATCTCATCTTGATCGATGAACGTGTTAACCACGCGCACAGCGTCGTAAACATATACGTCTTCGAAACCGCAGCGAGATCCAATGCCGATAATTGCTTCGTCAAATTCTGAAGGTAATTTCATCATCAAAACGGTGTCTCCTCTCCACGTACATCGGGTTGCGGTATGTCAGGCTCCATGCCAAACTCTGGTATCGACCAGACACGAATAACTTTGGACTTGCCTTTAGTGTCGGCAAAGCGGCGAGACTCACTGGCACTCTTGCCGCTGTTCAGTTCCTTCAGCCGCTCCTGTATCTGACCACGAGTGTACGCACTAAAGTTCTTAGCGCGTAGGAACTCCATGAAGGAGTCGAGGCGGAAGTATGTGCGACCCTCTTCTGTCCATGGCTTGCCCAGCATAAGTTCCTCGGCAGACTGTGCTTGCACACGGCCGTTGCAAAAGCTTTCAAGCATGTCCACAAACTGGCCTTTGTAGGTCAACTCTTCCGGCACTTCGATCACAACCATCTGCTGCATCAAACCATTAACAGCCATCTCCCAGTCGCTCTTCTTAATTTCCGGGGGCATAAAGTTTAGTTGCTCCATGCAGGCACGTTGAAACCGTTGGAACATCTGTAGCTCTTCTGTGCTGACCTCAATACGTCCGCCGTTTACATCAACAAACCAGACACGCGGATCGGACTCGACAACCGAGAGACCCGTGACTTCTACAGAAGTGCCGCCGCCGATACCAAACTCACAACGCCGACACGCCGCCTTATCGCAATGATCTTTGAACGGTGACTGATTGCACATATAAAAATATTCTTTGCGGTCAATAGACTGCTGTATGGATACAACTTCCGACGCAGACAGCGGCGGATTGCAATATGATTGATTATCTTTTTCTAGCTGCTGCTGCCATCCTGTCGGATCTTGCTGCTTGCGATAGATAGCCATCTGCGTCATGGCGAGATTACGCTCACCGGAGCCGAAGGACTTCAAGGCAAGTATAAGCAGGCACGGCGGTGCTCCGGGCAGGTCGGTGGTGCTGTCAGCTAACTCTATGGATAAAAACTTATTGGGTGTTACGGCAATCTTTTCAGCTTTGTCGAGAAACTCTTCCAAAGAAAGCTCGTTACCCTTCGCGTCAAGCGCAGGACGAGTCGTAAGATCAGCATCAAAATACGGAAGGTTGATGAAGTTACCGACATCACCACGCTCAACAAGAAGCTGCTCTTGCTTCGGAAAGATTTCACTGCCGCCATGTCCCAGTATGGCTGCAACCTCTGATAGCTTGTCGCGCATATCCGCCGCAGAAACCCAACCTTTGATAAAGAAATATATGTGAGCTCCACCAGACTTACTACGGCAAACAATAGCAGGAAGCTTAAGAGAAGCACACTGCCGAGCAATAGCGTCGAGATCGAGTGGATAAACGTCCACATCAATAACGCCAAAACGACAATCGTTTCTTTCGGTGATAGGGATAGATCCGACACCCTGCTCTCCGTCCAAGTGTTTCTGTACTAAGGCCTCTGTAAGTGGCTCTCTAATTATACGCGATTTGGCCTCTTGTTTGCCACCGCGTCGAGAATCCGAAATTGTTGTCTGTCCATGCGCTGCACTGAAACCTTCAAATACAGCCATGAACCTTTTGGTAATGTCCATGTCACCCTCTTAAAAAATACGAGGTGTGCTCCCTCTTCCTCGAAGTAGCACACCCCGCACCACACTAGAACGGCAAGTCGTCAGACTCAATAGTCTTAGCTTCTGCCGTGTCTAAATCTGGATCTTGTGCTGCCTTAACTTCACCGGCGGTGACCATTCTAGCAAAGTCCTTCGCCTTCTCGTACAAGGAAGGGTCTTCCACATATCCAGCTTTGCCGACAATCTTCCATGACTGCCAGCTACCCATGTCATTAGATCGCTCATCCGTTGACATGTTCCATACGATGCCAAAGGACGGAACCTTGAAGGACTTGTCACCCTTCTTAATTTCCTGCATCGCAATCATTGTGTTCCATTGACGGGACACTTTAAGGTTCGAGGATTTCATATCCAAGATAGCGGTTTGCCAACTGCCGCTTGTCGGATCTTGGATCATGACGTAGTGCTGTGCGGACACAACAAGCTCGTTGCCGTTTGGCAGCATCTCTTTGTTGCCTTCACGTTTCGCATTCAACACGCCTGGATCGTTCGGTGACAGTTCGCCATGGAACCCGCCGCCTTCGTCGTATGGAGTAAACTCCAAGTACTTTTTAACGAAACCACACGCGATGATGTTCACACCATCTTCGGCCTTCCACACCTGGCGGGTGACGGTATTGAATATGTCACCTTGCTCGGCACCTTCAATAAACTTCTCGTTCTTCTTTTTCAGTTCCGGCGACACCGGCTGAAGAACACGCAAGAACGGGATTTGCAAATCATCCTGCGTAAAGTTTTCGGTACCTGCGCCAGCATCCTCTAGGAAGGTATCCAGCATTGCGGCTGGAAGCTGCGCTTCTGCTTTTTTAGTTACTGCTTTAGTTTCACTCATTTTAGTTTCTACTTTCGTTTGATTTTAGCTTCAGTTCCGACATAAGCCCCGAACATGTCGAGGTCTAATTCGGTTCCCGTACCCAGCTTGTCTTTAATCCAAGCTTTCAAAGTGGACGGGTGGACACTCTTTCGATTGTCCGGATCGAGACCCTGCCTCATGCAGTCGTCTACAAATGCACCGGCTTGGTTATCTTGTCCGCGGCCGAAGGAAACCTTGACCTCGTTCTTGATAATATCGTCCTCGCCAATGCTGCGGAGGAAGTTAAACGCTTCCTCCTTTCTAGCTTCGGGGATTGAGGCGTACACGAACTGGTTCAGTGAAACGGAGTTACCGTCCACATCGACACGATCCATGCCCATCTCTATCATCTCTGCTGGAATTAGTTCGCGGGTGATACGTTGAAATTCTTTCTTCGCATCTTTCGCCGCTTGCTCGTGCTGCTCTTGCAGGCTTTGCTGCTGTTGAGCTTCACGAATGAGATTGGATAGCTTTGATCCGCTCTCGGTAGTGACAGTGTCAAACGCTTCTGCGTCTGCTGCCATCTGATCGAATAGGCCATTACTCATTTGGCTTCCTTTCTACTCTCTACTTCTCCGCTTAGAGCCCGTCGGCTTTGATGTAGACAGTTCGTCCCAGCTAGTTGGGAGTTAGAGGGAGGGTTCCTATCGCTGGCGGTGATAAGTGATCTATCGATCGCACCGTTGACGAACCATCTACTATGTCCTATATAAATTGGGATAACTTAAACGTCAACCCCTAATTGGATCTATACAAATGTACGAATATAAGACTGAACCATACGACCATCAGCGTGATGCGTTCGAGACAAGTAAGGACACCCTAAACTACGCATACTTCATGGAGATGGGCTGCGGTAAATCCAAAGTCCTCATCGACAACATGGCGTACCTTTACGAGAACGGTGAGATCGACACCGCTGTTATCGTGGCACCGAAGGGCGTATACCGGAACTGGGTGCTGAAAGAAATACCCATTCATCTGCCAGAACGAATCGATCACCGAGTGTTTACTTGGAGGGCATCGCCAAACAAAGCGCAGAAGAAAGAGTTGGAAGAAGCTACCGTCATCGGTGGGCATGACGGGCTCCGCATCTTGGTTGTAAACGTAGAAGCATTCGCTACCGAAAAGGTCATGCGCTATCTTAGAACATTTCTAAAAGATAGCTACTTCCTCTTGGCGGTAGACGAAAGCACTACAATCAAAAATCCGAAGGCCAAACGCACCAAGCAGCTTACGGCCGTGGGCAAGGCGGCTACATACAAGCGCATTCTGACAGGGTCGCCTGTAACTAAATCACCCATGGATCTATATGCACAATGCACCTTTCTCAACCCAGACCTTTTGGGGTTCAGTAATTTCTACGCATACCAAAACCGTTACGCTGTAACACGTCGCCAACGAATGGGTGCTCACACCTTCGAGCAAATCATTGGCTACAGGAACATGCCAGAACTAGCGGACAAACTTCGCGGGTTCTCCAATCGTGTTCTAAAGAAAGACTGCTTAGACCTGCCTGATAAAACATACTCCGCACGACATGTGTCTTTGTCACCCGAACAGGCCAAGCACTACGTCACGCTCAAGAACTATGCGCTGGCTATATTGGATGAAGGGCAGGTCACTGCTCCACAAGTCATGACGCAACTGGTGCGACTTCAACAACTACTATGCGGCTACCTCGTGACCGACGACGATGAAGTAGTGGAGATACCCAACCGCCGCATGGACGCGCTGATGGACACGATTGAAGAGATGGACGGTAAGATAATTATCTGGTCACGTTTCCGAAACGACATAAAACGAATCACTGAAGCATTGAAGAAAAAGTACGGCGAGGACTCCGCAGGGTGCTACTTCGGCGACACGACAGACGACGAGCGCGAAAAGTTGGTTGAAAACTTTAGTGACCCGGAACACGAAACTCGGTTCTTCATTGGTAATCCGCAAACGGCCGGATACGGCCTGACGCTGGTCAGTGCCAGCAACGTTATCTACTACGCCAACGACTTCAACCTTGAAACACGGGTGCAGTCGGAAGACCGTTGTCACAGGATTGGTCAGACAAAAGCAGTGACGTATGTAGACCTCATTGCAGAAGGCACGGTGGACGAACATATTGTGAAGACACTAACAAAAAAGATTGATCTAGCTGGCGCAGCACTAGGCGAAGAAGTTAGAGAATGGTTGAAATTGTAGGGTGCAGGCCATCCTTTCAGTGGTGACCAGGGGGTTCACCAGAGACAATGCGATAATGGTGGGTAGGCTGTGTGCCCTATTGTAATGAACACACACTTACGCCGCTCAAGCCTTGGCTTGCAGGAATCGGTTCTTCCGAGGAAGTGTATAAGAAGGTAAATTATCGTAACCCCCAACTACATTGACCCAACCTCTCCCATGGAATAGTATGCCTGCAAGGGTTGTCACAAAGGTACGAACAATGAATACTGATAAATACAAAAGCGTGGCTGTTCCGATAGAAGTTTGGGAACAGGTGCAAAAATTAGCAAGAAAGAATGATCGCAGCGTAGCTCGTCAGATTTCATGGTTGATAAGGAAAGAAGATGAGCGAACTGGGGACGGACAAGAAAGAACAGCAGGCTGAAATAGCTGACCGTCTTGACCAAGCCATAGAAGAAATCTTTATGGAGTATGCGGACGTAAACGTACAAGAACAGTCCGCTCTCATGCTCAACCTAGCAATTAAAAACATTATGTTCGAAACAAACGCTCTCGTTGCAAGCGAAGTTGTGATGGGCAGTCTGCAATCTTGGATTGCTTTTGCTCGACACATGGCTGGCTTTAAAGACCCGGACATAGAGACTGGGGAAGAAGGTGAATACGATTTTCACCATCGATCTCAGTATGAAGTCCTCCTTATGTCCCACGAAGAAGACGCGGAGATAGATGACCGCCTCATAAATCTCGACGAACGAGACAAGAAACCAAACTAAAAATATGGTATAATCCTCGAACGAGTTAAGTACTCGCTAAAGGATAATGTAATGAGACGGCTTTTCTTTGTCTTGTTGCTTGTGTCCTCTCCAGTTCTAGCACAAAACGAACAGGTAGGCGATCTTAACACGAGCAACATGAACAGTACGGTAAGCAGTAACAACCCGTCAACATCGACCACCAATAACTACAACGGTGCTGGCGCAGCTTCTGACGTTACCCCGCCTCCAACGGCGGTATCGCCCAGCGCACCGTCGGGCGGCTCTGAGTCGTGTCTGATTGGGCGTGGTATGGGTGTGCAGGTAAACGTGCTTGGCCTATCTCTTGGCGGATATAAGCAGGACGCAGAATGCAACCGCCGCCGCGATGCTAAAGCCCTGAAAGAACAAGGCATGTCGATTGCTTCGGTAGCCCGGTTATGTCAGTCGCTGGAAACATGGAAGGCCATGTTCGACTCCGGCACCCCGTGTCCTATGGCGGTGAATGGCCGTCTTGTAGTGGGACGAGCGGCAACTGTTCTCATGAAAAGAGACCCAGCTACGTTCATCCCAGATTACAAAAAGCGCAAGGCGTGGTATGATAAGATATTGCAGATTGGTAAGGATGAAAGCAATGAAGAGAATAGCGATTCTGGTCTCAGCATTTCTGAGCGTTTCCGCAGCACACTCCGAAACGACGATTGATAACCTAGTTAACGCTAGTCGGACAATCGCCGCGAAGCTTGAGCAAGGCCGCCACGCGGTCTATGGCGCAGAACATTACGCCAGCGTCGGTGGTATCATCGACTACAACGCTGTGGACGATGAGCAGTATATCATCAACTCCGGTGACATCGACGCGTATAACGACGCGCTCAACGGTGTCCGCAACGCTTTATATTTCACCACGCAAATGAAACTCGAAGAAAAGTACGAAGAATCGATGGTCAAAGTTTCTGAAGCTGTAGACAATTTTGTTGTCGCGAGTGTTCAACTCAGCATGGTTGAGGAGGTCGCCGAGGTGGCCGAAGTCGCGCAAGAAACAAACAACGTTGAGGATCAAATCGCAGTCCAAGAGTTCGTCGAAGTAAACGACGTTGAAATCAAGCAAGAGACTGTGGTCGAATATAACCAGTCGCTAGAAGAGATCGCGGTCAACGCCCGTGACGCTGGTGCTTTCTTGGCTGCGTCTAAGAACGAACAGTTGACCAGCCTCTCTGACCAACACGCCCAAGACTATGGAAACTCTATGGCTGAAGCCTCTATGTCTTATTCTGCTACTAGCGACGTACTTAGCATCGAGTGGGCTACCAACATTGGCAGCATCTCTTTTCATGACTTCCTGCAAGGCGACTACGTATCGGCCGCGGAAGTATTAGGTGAAGGCGAAGCAATCTATGCCGACCAACAAGCCTACATGTACCAATGAGCCTAGAGGATACCGAACTAACAATCGGCGGCACGAAGCTGCGCGGGGTGTGGATTGCAATCGTCTTGTCTATAGGCACCACCCTAGCTGGCGGTATATGGGCAGTCGCGGAGTTTTACGGACGGATCGAATCAGTGGAGGCCGCAGTCGCTGGGAACGGTGACACCGCTCAGAAACTCGTAGTGCTCGGCACCAATCTCGAAACCATTATGGAAAACCAAAAGCAGTTGCTAGATCTGCGTGATCGAATTGCAGAGGTAGAGAAGACGACAGTGGAGAATGACCTGCTGGTCAAACAATTCAAAGAAAAAGTAGACGGGATCAGCGGCCGCTTCAAGAAAATCAACCGTGAGATTGATGATATTTGGAAGGGGCTAGACGCTCTGTCCAACCCCCTCCAGTAATTATTCGGGATACTGGCAGCAGCGGAAACCGCCGGGGCACTCGCTGCAAAGCGTACCCCTCTTGGCGACTTCCTCATTGCTGTCTGGGTCTTGCTTCTTGGATCTCGGAACTCGGTGCTCTTTTTGCACAGTCCATGGCGACCAAGCGTGTTGCCTTGGGTCTTCCTTCATTCTCTGAAAACCACGTAACCAAGAATACAAACCACGATTATACCGCATGTTATAACACCACCGTCAAAGCTACGCGGAGATGGTAAAGGGCGGCTCGGCTTCTGGGTCGATAGTACTGTGATCGCCCACACCTTGTACCCCAGGCTCTGAACTTCCATTTCCTGGATACG